GCGGTACTTCTCCTATATTCCCACGGCCCGCGAGCTGGTGTTATTCCCAAGGCCAATTTAGTACCCTCCTTCTATTGCTATGGCATACTTACGTGTGGTTTCATCGCGTTCAAACCGTTTTATCCAATTGCAGTTGGCGCATAAAAGCTGAAATCCTTGTGGCTTCTTCAAGAAGTCTTTTACAACTTCGAGTGATGTACGCCGGCCGTTGTCTCGGTGCTTATTTCCACCACCGTTAATGTGATCAAACTGGAGAACGCGAGAATCATTATTGCCACAATGTTCACATTTTCCGCCTAACAACATCATGGCCCTGGTTCGAATCGTGTGATGATGTTTTCTTACATCACGCCGCGCTTGTTCCTTTGTTTTTGGTTTCACTTCTGTTTGATAGAGCTGCCAACAGTGATCTGCTCGCCCTGACTCACGGTGAATGACGGATCGGAGCCGGGTTTCGAGGCTCCGAGGGCCATGAGTTGAGCGGCAGCGGTGTCTTTGAGCATTTGGTTGGTGCGGAACTGGATACCAGCGGCGTTGCGGGCGGCTTTCGGGGCGTCGCACACCATGAGCGTGCAGTCGCCCTGACGAATCTCGCCACCGGCTTCAGTGACGGCGCCCTCGGGCATCGCGGTAAACCACGGCGCGCCGATGTCGTCTTTCGTGACGTTGCGGTAACTCTGGTTGCCGAACTCGACGGGCTTGCGATTATCGGGGGAGTTGTTGACGCGGACGCTGCGGACCCACTGCAAGCGCACGGGCAACGCGGTCACGTCAGCGGCCTTCTTCTTCCCTTCGCCCACTTCCTTCAAATCCTGGTCCCGCTGACGCCGCAAATCGGAATAGCCGGGGACGTAGGTAAAGTCGCCCGCAGCGCCCGAGGACGCATGGAACGCGTCGCTTTCCAGGACGTCGCCGAACTCGGTACGAATCGTGGTGGGGACGATGGGCTTGACGTTAGTGGCCACTGGGCACCTCCGCGACAATCGGCTGGAGTGGGCTCTTCTCAAACATCTCGAAGAACTGGTCCGGGGTCATGTCGTTCGTGCTGCAAAACTCACGGATCGTTGCTTCCGTGATGCCCTTTGCTTTCGCGCGGGCTTTCCAGTCGCTAGGAATCGCGTCGGATTCGAGCGAGTGGCTTTTCGATTGTGGTGTAGGAATTGGTTCCGAGCCCCCACCCGTTGGGCGGATCGTCGGTTCCATCTGCGCGACCAGCTCTTGCGCGCGTTCGCGCGCGAAGTCTTCGCTGTGTCGTCCTCGTATTAATGTAACGACTAAGTCCATGTTGTCAAGGGTCCATGCCTGCCTCGGGATCTTCGCCAACTCCTGCTGGATCTCGGGGCCGTACTTGGCGAACTCCTTGGGGTACTGCTGGCGGGCGAGGCCGTAGACAGCGGACGAGGACATTTCGGCCGTTTGACGGAGCTGCGGCGCAATCACTTGGTTGGCGGCTTCTTGCAGGTATGCCTTCAGCTCGCGCCCGGTGATAATCGTGTCATCGGCTAGTCCAAGGGCGGAAGCTTGCGGATTTCCTGGCGCCACTGGTGGAGCGTGCGGAGCAGGAACGTCGCCACGGTTAAAAGCGTTGTGATAGCCCCTTGCAATAGCCAAGACTTCTTCGGCGGACTTGCCTCGGGCCCACGGCTCGATGTCGTCACTGGCGCCGAACCGGAATTCTTTAGCCGAGAGGGACGGTGTGGGAGTCGGTGTCGGCGGTGATGCTGACGGCGAGGTCGCGGCCATCGTCTGCGACGAAGCCGTCCCAGAAAGGGGTGTTGAGGAAGGTGTCGGCGCGGGTGCGCTCGTAAGCGGCTTGGGATTGAGTTCGGGCATCGGCGGTGTCCTCCAATTCGGTGACTTTCGCGAGAACGAGATCGGGCAGCTCGATTAGCCGCCGACAAGCAAAGACGACTCCACAGTAGAACTGGTACTGGTCGTGCGGTAAGGCGCGCAGCAACATCTCGACGTTGTTGAGGGTGACGGTCTCAAGGAGTTGTTGGTAATGGGGCCAGTGCGGGGATTGGCGCAAGCGGCGCAAGGCCTCCACCTGCTGCGCCTCCAGGCCCAGCGGGTGCCCCGGCGGGGAATCCTTGAGGCGCGGCGCCTGCTGGCGGCTGTGGTGCCATCGTTTGAGCAGGCTGGCCGCCCATCGGGAGAATTTGTTCGGGATTGCGGATGTCATAGTCCTCCAAGACACGACGGAAGAGTTCTTGTAAGCCTTGCGCGGATTGGGCAGCACCGGGCATGCCTTGCTGGGCGGCGCCCATCAACTGGATGAACTGCGGGTAGAGTTGGCCCGCCAGCTCCAGTAACGCGAGGTGGCTTTGGCGAGAGACTTCTTTGTTCGCGTTCTGCGAGGTGGCGGTGATGTGGACGCCGAGCCCCAGCTCCACAGGCTCTAGGGGCATCGTGAGCTTCGCGGCGGCGGCTTGACCCGCTTCGCGCCCGAGCGCCTGCGTGGCGAGCGCCAAGAACTGCTGGCCGCCCACGTCTACGGGGGAGCTGATGTATTGCTGGCAGAGTTGGAGGAGGCGCAGGCCCACTTGCGAGAGGCCTTCGTAGCGCATGTCCTTCAGCGTTAAGTCAGGTCTCCGGGTGCCCTCTTGCAGGAGTGAGAGCATTGTCGTGGCGGGCGTGCGCCCCGGCAGGTTCTGCATGTTACCAAGTTGTATATCCGAGATACCAGTCCGCCGCTCGCCCAACTGTTGAAAGAGTTGGATGGTAGCGGGCAGCGAGGGGTAGATTTCCGACAACTGGAACGGCATGAACTCGTCCTTCGGCGGGCCGTCCGTGATCCAGATTTTGCCAGGATAGACAGGTTCCCCAGGGACGATGTTGGAACCAGCTTTCGCCGCGATCCCCCGTGAGTTCGCGAGGAGGACGTTGTCCAGGGTGAAATTGGCCAAGTCGCTTTGGATCGTCTGGAACATCTCTTTCTGTTCGCATAGGCCGACTCCGTAGAAGCCTTCGCCGGGGAAGTAACGGACGGCGTCGTAGGGACGGCGCCCGTGGTGATAGTACCCGTAGACCGCGCGCACGATTCGGCGCGTGGGCAGGTGGTACCAAACGATAATGTCGTCCTGCGAATCGTCTTGTCCGGCCATGAGCGGGCGGGCGGGGTCCCAGGTACCGGAGCGGCCACCAGTCGGGAAGCGCGCGTGCACTTCCCACAACTCGACTTCGTAACGGCGCTGGTAACGGCCCGAGAGTGCCTTGTTACTCTCGATGTCCGTGGACTTGTCGAAGTCGATGTTCTGCTGGCGGCCGAGCTTTATGTAATCGAGGTCCTGCACTTTCGCGTCGTAGAGTGTGACGTTGTTTTCGAGAAACTTGACGATGAAGTCCACGGACGCGCGGTCGATGTTCGGCAGGAATGGCGCTTGGGCTTGCGAGAGCGAGCGGAGCCGGTCCACGTTGATGCGGAGGCGCTCCGCGACCCACGGGCAACCGCCTTGGTCGTCGGGCTGGATCGCGTAGCCGTACGACGGAATCAAGAAGTCCGCAAGCCGCACGTGATCGACGATGGGGCGTGAGACCATGCGGTCCCCACGGACGCGCTCGCCCTTCGCGTTGTAGGTGAAGACGGGCCGCTTCTCGTAGAGCCAGCCGGTCTTGTAGATGCCCGTGCCGAGCTTCACCATTTCCAGGAAGACGCGCTTGTTCACGTTCCACATCTTCAAGAGCGCGTAGTCCAAGTTTTGGAGGAAGTCCTGCAAGGGCTTCTGGGCGAAGAGCCACTCTTCGTTCAAGGCTTCGAGGGTCCAGATGTTCTCGGGCGAGTGGACCGTCTGCATGAACTTGGCGTAGAGCTGGTCCACGTCGATGGCCGTCGCGGGCATGATGTAATTCGCGGCGCCTTCGAACGGGAACTTGCGGACGGGCTGCTTGGCGGGCGCGCGGTAGCTCTCTAACCACGCGCGCCATTGACGTTCGAGGTTGAGGCGCGCTTGCTGGGCCCACCGGATTTCCCAGTCAATGTAGTAGATGAACGCCTGTTCGCGTCCGGGCCCCCACTTGATCTGTGTGGCCATTAGGAGCCCTCTCCGCCCATCGGCCCGCCCGTGTGCCCTATGTGGATCGTGCTCATATGGACGTCGCCCCAGTCGCCCATGAGCTGTAAGACGGCGCACGGGTGCGGCGGTCCCTTTACGGGAATCTCGTCCCCGAAGAGGAGTTCTTGGAGCGCGTAAAGGTTCCGGGCGTGCGTCACGGCAAGCAGGTCTCCGTCGGTCTTCGTGGCCAGTTTGAGAAGCTTCTTGAGGAAGGTGCGCCAGCGCTTGAGGAAGTCATTGAAACTCTCGCCCTGCGGCGGCGCCTCACCGCGTTTGCCATTCGTGTAGGCATGGAGCTTCTCGGCCACTTGGTCCACCACCATGCCGGAGAAGCTGCCCACGTTCCACGGCCGGAGGTCCCGCACCGGGTCTACGCCCGCGCCAAGTGTGACGGACATGATGCGCGCGGTGTCGTAGGAACGCTTCAGGTCACTGGTGAACACTCTGGCAATAGAACGGCCCGCCAACGCACGGGCTGCGCGACGGGCCGCTAACATGCCTTCGGTAGCAAGAGGGACATCGGCCCATCCGCGAAGGCGCTCCAAGCCAGGCGTGTCCTGGTTCCAGCTTGTGCTCCCGTGGCGGACTAAAAGAAGCGACACCTTACTTGTCGGACGCTTCGATGCCCTGCCATTGAGCCAACGCGCCGTCCGGCTGGAGCGGCTTCACGACGCGAATGCTGTACTGGCCCCCACTGTAGTTGGCGCGGCCATTATACTGGGAGAGCACGTAGGGTGGGCCAAGCTGCGGGACGTCGGCCGCATCGGCGCGCTGCTTCCCCCGCACCTTATTTTTGGTCGCTCTATTCATTTAGAGATTCTCCCCAGCGGCGTCGGTATAGGTCCGCAGTTTGAAGGTGGGGCGCTTGTCGCGGTCGCCCTTATTGGAAGTGGGCGTGGCGCGTGTGAGGATTTGGTTGTCCGCGCGCAGATTGACCGCGTCATCGAGTTCGCTCAGACGCTTGGGCGTCGAGTTGGCAGCAGCGACACGATCCCCATTGCTCGAATCACCTGAGAGCCCCTTCCGAGGGTTGCCTCGGGGAATCCACGGCGAGGCCGTCGCGGGCTGCTCCGACATAATCGTGACTTCGTCAAAGCTCTGCAAGCCTTTGGCAGTTTCGGTGGCGCGCACGAGCGGGGCGCCAGCGAAGTTTTCTTTGAAACCTTTCATCGAGCGGTCAGCCATCGGCGCCTCCTAGTAATTCTTCGGACTGGGGTCCGCGTTGTTCAGCTTCTTGTAGGTCAGATGGCGGTTGTCATACGTTTCGGTGCCCTTCCGCTCGGTCCCGCCACGCTTCACGGGCGCTGTGCTGCCGCGCAACACAGAGTCGCCCACGCCCTTTACGACAGTCTTACCCGCTGAGCGGGTCTGGGAAGTGTGTCTCATGTCAGTAGTCTTCCGGCAGGTTCGGGTAATCGTAGTTAAGCGGTTGCTTCCCGACGTGGTCGGCGGTCGAGAACTTGCCGGTGCGCGGCAGGATCTTGGCCCAGCCCGTCGCCTGCTTGTACGTGATCGAGGGGTCGCCCGAGCCCGCGCCGCTTTCCTGATTGCCACCAGAAGCAGATCCATGCCCGATGGAAGCATTGAACGCTTCACGGCTGACCTTCTTGACTTTGCCAGCGGTGCCCGCGTCAACGTGCGCGCCGGGCTCGCCAACCAAACTGTGAGAGTCTTTGTCGGGCATATTAGAAACCCTCCGGCTGCTGGTCGTAAGCGGGCTTCACATCCGCGTCGGGCTTCACGAGCTGGCGACGCGCGCCGGGGAGCGGCATCACGATGTAGGCGCCGCCGTCCGAGTCAGCCTCGGGCGCGTGCCCGCCGATAAAGACCTTCGGGGGGTCCGCCTTCGCCGTGAGCGGGCCCACTTTGTAGAAGGTGGCGTCGGGCTTCCAGTCCGCCCCTTCGCCTGCTTTGCTCTTGGCGCGGGACTGGTCAAGGGTTAGGCGAGCGTCGTTGGGGGTGTCGAGGAGGGCGACGTCCGGCCGGAGCATTTCGCGGGTTGGCTTGTCGATAGAGCTACCCTCTTTTCTTCATCGCGCTTTTCACAGCGCTCTTGTGCAGTTGAGAGAGGTTTCCTTTGGGCGCGGGCTTCTTCTGGCTCAGCCCTTTCGTGGCAGCGAAATCGTGGAGCTGGCCCTTGCTCATGCTGAGGACGCCACGGTTCTTTTTTGAGACGGCCGAGGGGTTATGTTCGGCAATAGCCATAAGCTGGCGTTGCTTCGTGGAGACAGCAGGCAAGGGGCCTCCTTGTGCGACGGAACTGAACTACGGGCGGGTCAAGCCGCGTGCAGCGTAATAGGCGTCAAGTTCTTCTTCGCGGCGCTTCGTCTGGTCAGACGGAGAGCGCGGTTGCTTCTTTGCGTACTGAGGAAGATACGCGAGGGCGTCAAGGATGTCAAGGCGAGCGGAGCGCGGGAAGTGCGTGTACTGGGAGCGGAATTCGTGGAAGTTCGGCCCACGGCCGAGAAAAATCCGCCCCTGTTGGAAGAACGGCTCAAGGAGCAGGATGCGCTGCTCCTTCGCCTTTATGCCCGGCTTCGAGGCTTCGACGTTGGCCGAGACGCCACGCTCTTGGAGGAGCTTCTTGGTGAACTCGATGAAGGCCGCTTGCTGGCCCGCTTGCTCGATAACGATTTTGCGTGGGCTGAAACGGGCGGCCCATTCACAGATTTTTTCGGCGCAGGCGAGGAAGGTATCTTTTTCCGAGTAACAGTCCAAGAGGAGGTGTTCACCGCGTCCCGTGGTCCCGACGGCAACGATTGCAGCACGCGCGCGGTCTTCATTAGCACGCGAGCCAAAGCCACCGGGGTCAACGAACAGAAGCCGGTCGAGATCGTCAATGCTGTAAGTTCGTTTGGCGCCGGTGGCGTCAGTAAGCCGGTAGGTCTCGTCATCGAGCATCTCGTAGTAAAGGAGCCACGCGTCCCGGAAGGTGGCCGTGACTTCGTCGCTCGGGTTGTTCAGGTAGTTGCAGGCGAACAATGCCTCATCACGTACGCGAATCTTCGCTAACTTTTCAAGGTCCCACTTCTCCGGGAAGATGGAGCGCCCGTCCTCAATGGCGGCGCGGCGGAACATCGCCAAGTCCCCCATGCGGTAGGCGGTGACTTGCTGAACTTCCGCCGTTTGCGTATTCTTCCAACGGAGCAGGAACGGCCGTTTCACGTCCCCATACCCGAACGCATCCTCGATGTGTTCATAGGAGTCTTTGTGCCACCAGCGCGTGCCGATGAAGATTATTTCTGGGAAAGGCTCCGCGTTCGAGTTCAGGAGTGGTTCCAGTTGGTGTATCCAGCGGTTCACTTGATGCATGATCTGCCAACTCCCCGCCCGTGCGTTCTCCATGGCCTCCCGGGAAATGATGTCATCGCAGATTACCAGATCATAATGCATTCCAGTGACGGTACCGCCTACACCGATCACCGAGACCGTTGGTTCTTTCCGACCGCTCTCGCGGTTGACTACGATCCGCGACGCGCTCCACGTGGTGTCGTTGAAGTCTGGGGGGACTACCTCTGGGAAGAGCGCCCGGAGTAACTCGTTGCTCTCCAACTGGTGCTTAATCTCGGAGAGGAAATCCTTCGCGTTCTGCTCCTTCTCGTTCGCCAAGAGGATGGCGATGTCGGGGTTGGCGCAGATGCGTTGGAGGGCGTACGCAATCGTGACGAGCGTCGTTTTGCCAGTCTCGCGGGGCATCTCGATCTTGCGGTAGCGCGCCCCGTCGAGCGCCTGGTGGCCGGTGTGCTTCTCGACGAACTTGCAGAGGAGCGCGTGCGGGCCCTCGCGCATGGGGACGCGCTCGCCATAGTTCAGGACGACGCCCGCGAACCAAAATAAATCGGCAAGCGAGCGCTTGCGCCATTGCTGACGCTTCTCTTCCGTGAGGATGATTTGCTCAGTAGCTTGGAGCGGGGGTTGGTTCGTAGAGGATATACCATTCCGCACGAGTTGTGCTGTAATGCGTAGCAAGGATTCGGCCGGGAACCTCAACCTCGTCCTCAGCATTAAATTTGATCGCGACTACTTTCATTGGCACGATGCCTCAATGTGTCTGTGAGTTTGTTCACCGCCACCGCCACCTGTGTAAGCAGCATTATCAATGCTCGCTCGTTGGCACCACAAATGCACGGCCCATAACGTTGATTACAGTCAAATGTGTGGCGAGCGTATCCACCGACGAGTAACTTAACTTCCGACGTGTCATCTTTTTCGTTGGGGCGGGTGCCACAAGTGTCGCAAGAAATAGACGAACCACACTCAGAGCATACGTCGGTCATATTTCTCCCTCCTCCGTCGGCGGGGGTAACTCCTCCACTTCCGCTTCTTGCATTGCGGTCTCAGCAAACATCTGCGCGAACTTCCCACCCAAGTTTACGACGACCTGCGGCGTCTGCTGCTCTTTCTCTTCTTTCTTCGGCACCGTCCGCCCCAACACGGGTTCCACAACCGTCGGCATCGCTTTGTAGTCTTTCGCTTCGCGCGCATGGTCAATCGACTCCTCCACGTACAGGAGTGTTTTGGGGAGCATCGCTTGCAACTTTTCGCGCGCGGCGGCTTCTGTGTCCGCCACAAACTTCTCGACCAAGTCGCGGAAGTCCTGGCGGCGCATCACCTGGTTCAGCTTGAGGCGGGAGAGCGCGGGGTTGTTGGAGAACTTGCGCGCGAGTTCCAAGAGTTCGTCTTTTGAGAAGGAGCTACGCGCGAGGGCGTAGTCCACAGCGAAGAGGCGCATCCATGGCAACAGCCCTTTCGGGGGCTGGCGCGCGAGCTTGAGCCGCGCGTTCAAGTCCGCGAGTGCTTGGACGTCTTCGGGCGACAAGAGGGGATTGGTGTGTGCCATCGGAGGGAAAGTAACGCCTTGCGACGCTCTTGGCAACGTGCTACCTTTGGGCCTTCCCAACCGTTGACCTGCTCACGCCCATGCCGCTGTGAAGATTCTGCACCCCGAGCCACTCGAAACGTGGCGCAGTAACGGCGGGCAGCAGGAGTGGCTGTTAAAACCGTTTCTTATGCGGTCCTCGTCGCTGATGCTCTATGGGCGCCCCGGACTCGGGAAAACGACCCTCGCATTGCAGCTTGCAGCCGCTTTAATGGGGGAGCAAAAAACCTGGCTCGGCTTTCCGGTCGAACGGCCCGGCCCCGTCCTCTGGCTCCAACTCGACATGCCGCGCTACGAAATGAGCGCGATGCTCGACCGCGCGATCTCGGCGAAGCTCTTTTCCGCGACGGCGCCGATGAGCTTTGTGCGGATGTACGACATCGAGGACGATTATGGCTACAACGTGAACGTGGCGGCTCCGCTGACGGAGCAAGAGGAAGTCTTCGACTTTAACCTGCTCGCGCGTGCGGATTATGACGCCCTCGCTGACATTATCCGGGGAGTCTACCCTGTGGCACTCTTCGTTGACACGGTCGGGGATGCGTACTACTCCGTGGGCTCCAAAGCCATCAACGACGAGATTCGGGACGTGCTCCGGCGACTGCGCTCGCTCATGCGGCCGGTGGGCGGGGCGGTCGTCTACTTGCACCACCAACGCAAGCGCAACCCCCAACTCCTAACCGACGATCCCGACGAGTTCCTCGGGGGAATGGCGTGGGCCGGGTTTGCCTCTACAAGCATGCAGCTTCTCAAGTCAAAGTCAACCGCCGTTGTCGAGGAAGGCGACGATCCTGACGACAAGTTTCACTTGGCGCTTCGCAAAGTGCGGCTCGGACAGCTCGGTTTTGATCGGTTTGAGCTGCTGCGGAACGCGACAGGGTTTTTCGAGCCTAAGTGGACCGCCAAACACGGCATCTTGCTGTGGCAGGACTACCTATCGAAGCAGTGGGGTGGTGACATGTACGAGACACTGTCACGACAGCTTGGTGTGACCGAGGAAGCGTTGCGGAAGGCCAAAAGCCGCCTCAAAGAGAAGGGCATTTTGTGACACCTGTGACATATATTGTATATGTAACAGGTTGTCCAAAGGGCTTGTCTGGCGTTGTAAGTCGTTGTGCTGTATAGCCAAAAGTCTGTGACATGTTTCCCGAAAAAGTGCGTACCCCTGTCACAAAAGGCCAAAGCGTGTCCAAGTTGTTCACGAGAACGGACTTAGAGCGAGCTGCGCGGCTGGCGGCGTTCGGCGCGCTCCTTTCTCCCAAAAGTGATCCCGAAGTTCATATCAACGCCGCTGTCACGACGGTGGCCAACGAGGCTCCCACGTACTATGACGAGCACACGATTCGAGACATCCTCGGCCCCGACGCCCTGCGAGCATTGTTGGACTGCGTGGACCACCGTCCAACGCGAGATTAATCACGAGACGGACCCCGTCTATTGCTTCACCCGGCGCTGCTACTTATGTTCGCGAGAGGAATTTGTGTGACATCTCTTGTGCTGTGCTATGGCTGCCGTCCCGAGGCAATAAAGTTGGGGCCGGTCGCGCACGAGCTGCGGCTCTTGGGCGTGCGCCCGGTGCTTCTGTGCACCGGGCAGCATACGCACCTACTCGCAGGCACACCCGCCGAAACCGACTTGGTCGAGGCGCGTTCACTCGGGCTCGCGTCGGGTGGAAGCGTGACGCGCTGGCTCGCCTCGGCGGAGGCCCCGCTCAAGAGCGTGCTGGGCGAGCACAAGGACGCGGTCGTCGTCGTGCAAGGCGACACGATGAGTGCGCTCGCCACCGCCCGCGCGGCGGACGCGCTCGGCATCCCCGTGGCGCACGTCGAGGCAGGCGTGCGCTCTTGGGACGTGGACGAGCCGTGGCCCGAGGAGCACTTTCGGCGCGAGATCACGCAGCTCGCGGCGTGGCACTACGCCCCCACCTCGACCGCCTTCGCCAACTTGGTGCGGGACAATGTCCCGATTACGAAGATCCGCGTCACGGGCAACACGGTCGTGAGCGCGCTCGCCTGCTACACAAGTGCTAAGCCACAGGTGGCGGCGGAGCCGCCCGGCACGATCCTCGTCACGTTGCATCGGCGGGAGCTGCAACTCTCGCCCTTCCTGCCACAAACGCTGCAAGCGCTTGGGTTCGCGCTGGCGCACGCCCACCCCGTCCAATTTCTCTGGCCCCTGCACCCGGCGATGGAAGCCGCCGTCAAGCAAGTGACGTGGCCCGAGAACGTGAAGTTTGTGGCGCCGCTCCCGTACCGCGCGTGTGTCGAGGGGCTGGCGCGCTGCGTCGGCGTCCTGACGGACTCGGGCGGCTTGCAGGAGGAAGCGGCGACCCTTGGCGTGCCCTGCGCCGTCGTACGGCGCGTGACGGATCGGCCCGAGAGCGTCGAGGCGGGCGTCGCGCGTCTGTTTGTGCCGCTCCCAGAGTATATGGACGCCGCCGTGCAAACGCTCGTGATGAAGGTGCTGCCTCGGCAGCCGAGCGACGTGTTTGGGACGCCAGCGGCGGCGAGTGAGGTGGCGCGCGCTCTTGCGTCTCTTGTGGACAAGGAGTAACTTCTACTTATGGGCTTTCTCGATTTCTTAAATCCCGTCAAGGCGCTTGCTGATGTAGCGAGCGGCATCATCTCAAAGTTCGTGACGGACCCCACCGAAAAGCTGAAGGCGCAGGAGCAGGTCCTCACCGCCCAGACCGAGCTGTCAATGAAGGCGATGGACCTGCAAGCACAACTAACGGACGCGCAAGCGAAGGTCATCACCGCAGAAATCACGTCACAGAGTTGGTTGGCGAGGAACTGGCGTCCCATTCTCATGTTGACGTTTACATTCATCGTCGCGTGGAATTACATCATCGTGCCTATTGTTGGCGCGACTGCCGCGACGATCCCGCCCGATATGTGGACGCTCATGAAGATTGGCGTTGGAGGGTACATCGTCGGCCGTTCGGCCGAAAAAGGCATCGCATCCTGGAAGAATGGAGGATCGGACAATGGAAACTAGCACCACCTGGAAATCCCTCGCCGCCGGGTTCGCGGCTGGCGTCGTCTCGACCGGCGCGTATGCCATCGGGCTGCACACGATTGGCGTCGCCCTGTGGGTTACGTCGCTCGCCTACATCGGCTACAAGAAAGTCTCGTAACGTGACGCCGGAGCAAGCAGCTTCTCTTCGTCATTTTGCACCTGAGGAGTGGCGGCATCCCGAGATCGTGGACTATAGTTTCGCGGTCTACTTGGACAACGTGCGCGATGACTACGGTTTTCCCATCGTGCTGACCTCTGACGGGAGAACTCCGGCCGAAAATACCGCTGCCGGGGGCGTGCCTGATTCCCGTCACTTGTTTGGGCAGGCTGCCGATGTGGAGTTCCCCCCAACCGCCAACCACTTGCTCATGCTTGTCGAAGCGTGCATCAAACGGCAGGTGGCGTTTCCCCTCGAACTCGAAATCGACTCCCGTCCCGAGAGCCCCCATGTGCACATCGCCTGGAAAGTGCCCGGACGCGCCGGTTCCCTTGAAGTTCACTGAGGAAGACTACCGCGTCGCGCTCCGCCTCGCCTTCACGGCGGTCGGTGGCGACCAGCCAAGCGTCCGCCAACTCAATGCCGTCGCCCGGCGCCTCGTCGCCTACTTTGAAGACGATGCTGCACCTATGCGCGACTAAGTTCCTCGCCCCCTGGCTCCTTGCCTGGAGCTTCTCGGGCCACCCCGACGCGCTCGCCCTCAAAGCGAGCGCCGATTCGTTTGGCGTCCCAACGGATCTGATCTACGCCGTCGCGTTCGTCGAGACGCGCCACTCCACACGCAACACGGAAGTTTCAAGCGCCGGAGCGCTCGGTCGTCTCCAAATTATGCCCGGTATCTGGCATCGAACCTGTGGTTCGGTGTGGGGCCGTCGCCGCTACGCGGCGAACGTCCATTGCGGCGCCCTCATTCTCGCTTTATATTTCCGCAATACCGGCAACTGGCTCGACGCCGCCACTCGCTACTGTGGCACGGGTCCCGACGCCCTCGCCTATCGCCGCCAAATCGAGCTTGCGCTTGGGAGGTACTGGTGGCAGCGAACCGTTTTTGGGGCTTTGCTCTCTCCGTTATAGCGTTTGCGGCGCCGTTACGCGCCCAAGAAGCCGTCATCGACTCAACCGTGGCCGAGCAGCTCGACGTCCTCGCGCGCGACTCGGTCGAGCACATCGCGTGCCTCTATGGGCTGGCGGTGCCGGGCAAGGTCGCGCTCCTGCGCGCCGAGTTCCCGAAACAAACCGCGATTGGCAAACACAACGCCAGCGCCGACGCGCGCGACTGCCTC